TGGTGAGAATGATGATTATGCAAGTATTCTCGAAATGCATGTTAATATAGATTTACCAGGATTTGAAGATTCAGATGGTATCAAACTGCCATACATAGTACATATGACTGAAGATGGTGAAGTACTTGCTATTAGAAGAAACTATGATGCAGAAGATATGATGCGTAAAAAGAAAATGTATTTTACACATTATACAATGATTCCTGGATTAGGATTTTACGGATATGGTTACATTCATCTTATTGGTGGATTAACTAAAACAGCTACTTCCTCCATGCGTCAATTAATTGATGCAGGAACCTTTGCGAACTTGCCAGGTGGATTCAAGGCACACGGTTTACGTGTCCTTGCCCCTGACGAGCCTATTGCACCAGGTGAATTTAGAGAGGTAAACGCTCCAGCGGGTGACTTAGGAAAATCATTACAGATACTTCCATTTAAAGAACCATCATCTACATTATTTAATTTAATGGATTATGCTTCTAAACTCGCATCGCAATTTGCAGACTCTACTGATAACGTAGTAGAAAATGCAACAAACTATGGGCCAGTCGGAACGACTATGGCTCTACTTGAACAGTCTTCAAAGCTGTTCAGCGCTGTGCACAAGCGGTTACATGCCGCACAAACAAAAAACCTGCGAATACTTACACGTCTAGATTATGAATATCTTCCCGATTTATATCCATATGAAGTCGCAGGTGGTGCACAGCAAGTATTTAAAAAAGATTTTAATTTAAAATCAATTGATGTTATTCCAGTATCAGATCCAAACATGCCTACAGAAGCACACAGGATTGCAAAAATAAATGCTATTATGTCAATAGCACAACAAAATCCTGCAGCTTATAACATGGAACAAATTGGTATGGAACTATTTTCTGCAATGGGAATAAGTGAACCACAACGTTATTTAAAACAACAACAGCAACCATTTAGTGCAGACCCAATATCTGAAAACATGGCGGCGCTTAAGGGGGCACCTCTTCAAGCAAAACCAGAACAAAATCATGATGCTCATATTATTACACATGGTACGTTTATGCAGAATCCTTCATTTGAAAGTCCAGCAGTTCAACAACTTCTAGTCTCTCATATGCAAGATCACTTAGCTATGAAGTATCAACAACAAATGGCTCAGATGATTCAAGATCCACAAGCGCAACAAATGATTATGGCTGGTCAACAGCTTCCACCTGAAATGGAAAATCAAATTGCATTGATGGCCGCGGATGCTTCAGATAAAGTTTTACAATTTGATGAAGAGAAAACTAAAATTATGAATGGTGAAAAGAAAGATTCATCACAAGAACAATTAGAAATTCAAAGGCAAGACTTAGCATTGCGTGCTAAAAAATTAATGGACGATATGAAAATGCATCAAGACAAAATGGATTTACAAGAATCTAAAATAATGATTGATGATGAAAACAAAGATGAAGATCGTAAATTGAAAGAAGCACAGATGGCAATGGACTCAGCAGAAAAATTAACATCTAATGTAGATAGCATTATCAGTACAACTATAGGAAGGCAATAATGGGATTTTTTAGTTTATTAAAATTAGGAGGAAGAATAGCACTCAAAACTCCTGCAGGAAAAAAAGCTGCAAAAAGTGTATTTAACAGAATTAAAATGAAAGATGCTAAAAAACTTATTTTAGAACCTGCCAAGAAAGCAACTAAAAAGAAAGTTAAAAAGAATTTACAACCTGTCAAAGATTTAGGCAAAGGCACAGCTACAGGAACAGTAGTTTCTAGTGGAGTTAATGCCAGAAAAAATAAAAAGAAATGAAACAAAAAATAAAAACAGTTAAAAAAGTAATTAAAGGTTTAAAGAAAGCATCTAAGTCACATGCTAAACAAGCTAAAGTTTTACAGGGGGTAATTAAAAATGGCAGTAAAAAAGTCAAAAAGTACAGTAAATAAGGCTGGTAATTATACCAAGCCTGGTATGAGAAAAAAGATCTTTAATCGTATTAAAGCTCAGGCTTCTCATGGGACTGGTGCGGGGCAATGGAGTGCGAGAAAAGCGCAAGCATTAGCTAAAGCATATAAAAAAGCTGGAGGAGGATACAAATCATGATAAGTAACATAAAAGATAAAATTATGCATTATTGGTCAGATCATAAAATTGGTATGGCAGTAATTGCAGTTGTTATTATTATAGTCGCTATTTGGTAATGGCACTAGCTAAAAGTCAACAAAGTCTCAAGTCGTGGGGTAAACAAAAATGGCAAACGAAGTCTGGCAAGAAATCAAGCGTTACTGGGGAAAGATACCTTCCCAAGAAAGCGATAGACAGTCTAACGTCTGCGGAGTATGCGGCCACGACAAGAGCAAAGCGAAAAGGAACAAAAAAGGGCAAACAGCATGTGAAACAGCCGAAGTCCGTTGCAAAGAAAGTAAGACAGTATAGAACATGAGAAAAGAACATAAAAGTAAAACTGGTGGTCTAACTGCAGCAGGCAGAAAGTATTTTAAAAACAAAGAAGGTGCTAACTTAAAAGCTCCCGTAGCTAAAGGTAAGAATCCTAGAAGAGTTTCATTTGCCGCAAGATTTGCAGGCATGAAAGGCCCTATGAAAGATGAGAAGGGTCGTCCAACCCGTAAGGCATTGGCACTTAAAAAATGGGGCTTTGGCTCCGTAGAAGCAGCTCGTAAGTTTGCTGCAAACAACAAGAAAAAGAAAGGCTAAATTATGGCAAGTAGAAGTGGCGGAAGCCGAATAAAAACAAACAAGGTTCGTTCTGGGCCAGATCAAGCATTTACATTACCAAAAGGTACGAGTGCAGCACCTATTAAGGGGCCTGGTATGGGTGTAAAACCAAAAACAATAAAACACAAAAGTGGCCCTCATAAAGGTAAAATAAATATTGTTGAGACATATAAAAAAGAAATAGCAAAATTACAAGGATTATTAAATAAGGCTAAAAAGAAAAAGAAGTAATGCGTAACTACCGTAAAGAATACGATAATTATCACAGCAAGCCTGAACAGAAAAAGAAACGTTCATCACGTAATAAAGCTAATAGAATAAAAGGTGTTAAAGGTAAAGATGTAGATCATAAAGATGGCAATCCTATGAACAATTCTAAAAGTAATTTAACAGTAAAAGATAAATCAAATAACAGATCATTTAAACGTAATAAAAATGCTGGGAAAGCTTAATGTCTTTACTGGTAGCAAACTTACCACCAACAAAAGTATATGTTAAAAAACAATATTTATATGATCATGAAAAAGGTCACGGAGAATTTGTAGAAGGTGTTTGGGTTAGCTGTAAATCTATCCAGGGTAGAGCGCTCTACTTTGAAACGTACTTGCCTACATACGGCGCTTTATATGATAAGCTCCCTATCAGCGCTTTTGTTAGTGAGCCTACTGATCTCAATCTTGAATTAGAAGAATTAGAATTATGGGATGCATTTGATTACGGTTTAACTGTAATTGAAAAAGCATCTATCTCTGGATGCAAAGCTAAATACTTAGCGCCATCTAAAAAATGGTATTCAGGAGAATACTTATTTACAATAGACAATTATCACCCCGATAAAAATGTCTTGAATACAGGTTATGCAGAAATACCTGAAGAACACAAATCATTTAATATTCTATTATTAGATAACAAACATTTTGCAGCACAACCAAATAACAGAGTTTTATTTTACGATAAATCTTTATCACCATCTAAACTAGAGAAACCAGATTTCAAAGTATCTACGATTGAATACAATGTAGAAACAGAAAGTAAATGGACTGCTGGAGACGATGATAATTATTTTTACGAATTACTTGAAAACAAAGACTAACTATGGTATAGTTTAGTTGACCGCCATAATGGGGTCAAAACAATAACGCTTAAGAAAGGTTATATTATGATGAAGACATTATTAGATTGGGAACCCTACAGACCGTTTACGGTTGGTTTCGATACGATTATGGATAGACTGTTAGAAATAGATACAGCTATTCCAAATTACCCACCATACAATATTAGAAAAATAGATGAACTACAATATGTTATTGAGTTGGCAGTTGCTGGTTTTGGTAAAGAAGATATTGATGTGAAGTATGGGGATAATACTTTAACAATAAAATCTATTAAGAAAGAAGGTAAAGATGATGAGAAGATGGTACATAAAGGAATCTCTCAAAGAGCATTTAAAAGAACGTTTGCACTTGCAGACGACTTGGTGGTAAACAATGCCACTCTTGAAAACGGTCTTCTTTCTGTTGAGATTGAAAAGATTGTTCCCGAGGCTAAAAAGCCTAAAACAATCGCTATAAAGTAGTAGCATTCAGGCCCCCCTTTAACTTAAACAGGAGATAAAATGGACGCAAGTGTGTTTAAAGACAGATTACTAATAGCACTAGATGAAGCTATATCAGCTAATAAAGATCAAATAGCTGGTGCTGGTGCAGACGATTTTGCCTCATATAAATATATGTTAGGCATTGCTCATACTTTAGAAGATATGCAAGCTAGAGTAAAAGATGAGTTTAAAAAGTTGTATAAACAGGAGACGATAGATGAGTAAAACAGAACTACCTAAACCTTCAGGGTTTAGATTATTAATAAAATCAAGAGAAATACAAGAAAAAACCAAAGGTGGTATTATATTAACAGATGACACTAAAGATATTGCCAAACACGCCTGTGTCGTATCACAAGTTATTTCTATGGGAGATGAATGTTACCATGATAAAGAAACAAAGTGGTGTAAGATAGGAGATTGGGTTCTTACAGGTAAATATATTGGTTTGAAGTTTAGATATGAAGGTCAAGAGTATGCAATGATAAATGATGATGAAGTTCTTGCAGTAGTACCAAATCCTGATAAAATAACGCATAAATAGACTTGCAATTAGTTTGCATGTAGTATACAATAGTATTTAAGCGATAAACGCGGGTCGCAACCGAAGGAGATCTAAATGATAGACGAAGAAAAACAGGAAGAGCAACTAGAAGAAGAAGAGATAGTTGTAGAACTTCCAGCAGAAGAATCTGAAGGCATAGAAAAGCCTGAAGAGCCTACAGATACCGAGGCTCCAGTAGAATCCGAAGAAACCGTAGAAGAAGAATCTGAGTCAGTTGATGATGAAGAAGATGAAGAAGCGGAAAAATCTGAAGAGGAAGATGAATCTAAAGATAAAAAGGTATTTGGCAAACGTGCAGAAAAACGCATTAAACGTCTTGTCAAAGAGAAAAAAGAATTAGAAGCCAGGGTTAAGGAATTAAAAAACCAAGAACAATCATGGACTTCTGAACGAGCTGAGTTACAGTCTCGTACACAAGATTCAGAATTACACGCGATTAATCAATATATTGATAGATTAAAAGCTCAGGAAAAACAATCTTTATCTGCTTTGCGTACAGCAAAAGAGTCTGGTGATATTGATGCAGAAATTAAAGCACAAGATGCTTTAGCATCAGTTAAGGCAGAATCTTTAGTAGCTGAACAATACAAATCAAGAGCAGAAACTTCTCCTAAAAAAGAAGTTAAGAAAGTAGAACCACAACAACAAACTAGTAGTTCAGCGCCAGATAGAAAAGCTCTAACTTGGCAAAAAAGAAACGAATGGTTTGGAGGATCTACTACTAAAGATAGAATCATGACTCAAGCGGCTATGGTAATTCATAAAGAACTTATAGAGGAAGGTATTGCACCTAACACTAGTTCAGATGAATATTATAACGAACTTGATATGAGAATAAGAGATGAATTTCCTGAGAAGTTTAAAAACAAATCAGTGAAAAAAATTCCAACAGTTATGGGTGGCACGCGCTCCACTCTGGGAAAAAACCAAATAAAGCTAACTAAAACGGAAGTTGAGATGGCTAATAGATTGGGAGTTTCTTTACAAGAATATGCGCGACAAAAAGTGCGCCAAACACAGGCGGGAGGTTAAGATGACAAAAGCAACACAAACCAGCCGAAAAACTAGAGCATCGGCAACTCGAAAAAAAGTTTGGGAACCAATGGCAAAGCTAGACGTTCCTGAAGATAAAAAAGATGTGGATATGGAATATGTCTGGGTTAGACATGAATTATTGAATAACCCTGATGATGCAAATGTTCACGAAAGACTTCGCGAAGGCTATGAGCCAGTTACACCTGATGAACTTGGGGATGACTATCATGCTGACGTAATGTCTGCTGGCAAACACGCAGGTACGGTTAGATCGGGGGATTTAATTCTTATGAAAAACTCAAAAGAATTAGTAGCTCAGAAAAAAGCGTACTACGAAGCTCAAAGCAGAAAGATGGGTAATGCTTACAGTGCAGAATATATGCAACAGCAAAATCCAAATATGCCAGTATCAGATGAATCTACTTCTTCGACAACAAGAGGTGGGCGAATCGAAAAACCAAAATTTGAGAAGTAAGTTAATAACGAGCTTTTCAGATTGATTAAACTTTAAACTTGCATTAAGGAGAAATTATGGCAGGATATGGACTTTCACCAGTACGACAAGCAACTGGTGGCACGATCAGAGCCAACAATTTTACTGATGGTAACGGCTATAGAATAGCTGCTACTGCGCCTACAGCATACTTTGAAGGGGATTTAGTTACTTACTCAGCTGGCCTTTTGGTTACTGATATGGGTAGCGCTTCACCTGGATCTGTTGTTGGTGTATTCTGGGGAGCAGAATATCAGGACAATTCTAGCGGAGATGTAAAGTTTGTACGTTCAATCCCTAACGGCACAGTTGCAAAAGCTCAGTATAAAGCGTATGTCTATGATGACCCAAACACTTTGTTTAAGATTCAAGCAGACCAAGCGTCTACAGCAGTTGAAGCAGCTAACGTTGGAGAGAACCTACAAATTGTAGCGTCACCTTCTGGTTCAACAACTACTCACAAAAGCGGTCTCGTAGCAGACTCTAGCACTAAAGCAACCACAAACACTTTCCCACTACAACTTTTAGGTAGTGCGCAAGATGATTTGGGTTATACAAGTGCTGGTACTACTATGGACGTGCTAGTGAGAATTAACTCACATCAACACCGTATGGGCGCTACAGGCGTTACAGGTATATAATTAGGAAAGGATAAATTATGGCTATTTCAAGAGCACAACTCCTTAAGGAATTGGTACCTGGCTTACATGCGATTTTTGGAACTGAATATAACAGACACGAAAATGAACATGCGGTACTATTCGATGAGGAAACATCAAATAGAGCCTTCGAAGAA